TTAGACCGATGCGACCGCGTGCAGCTCGATTCCAGCGGCCCGCCCAAGCTCGCGAACGTCCTGGATATTATAGGCAATCCCTCGATAGATCACCCGGTCCAGCGGGGTGATGCCTTCACGCCAGCGCATTCGAAAGACGACACGCTGCACCGCCTCTAGCCCACCGGCCTCGAAAAACTCGCGTCCGGTCTGTTGAACCACTTGTGCCCAGCCGTGGAATAGATCGGCCCAATCCTCGACCGTGCCCCAGCCGTCATCATATGATTCGAAACGCTGGATTGTGATGCGCCGGTATAAGGAACCCGCGCGCATTAGACGGTCAGCAGGCGCAGCGGTCCTAGCAGATGGGTTTCGCCATCCGCGCCCGTCACCTTCTCCCGGTCATCGAATGCCACCGCCACGCGCGCCAGCACCGCCAAGCGGATGCGGTCGGGGATAGGCTCGCCCTCTAGCGGAACCCAGCCGTCTGCCAACGTCACCACGGCTTCGGTCGCGGCCCCGATCAGCATTGCGATCGTCTCGTCCTCGTCGTCGGCATCGACGCGCAGAAAGGCTTTCGCCTCTGCCAAGCTCACAAGTTCAATCATGCCGCCACCGCTGCGTCGTTGTCGGGTTGGGGATCGCGCCCGGTGCGGGGGTTCCAGCCTTCCACCTGCCGAACCTCGTCGGGGTCCAGCACGCCCGCGTCGATCGCGATCTTATGGCTTGCCCACCGGGTTTGCGGGTCGCCGCGAAGGAAGCCGGATAGGTCTAGCTCCAGTTCGGTGCCGCCCGTCAAGACGGTGCGGGCAAACTCCGATTCGATCTTGCGTGCCCAGGGTGCCAGCGTGAATTGAGCGAACCACCGGCCCGCCGTCTCCGAATTGGTGAAGGTGTTGTGCGAATAATCCTGCACCAGCGGCGGAGGCACCTGAAACAGTCGGCAGATTTCCTCGACACCGAATTTCCGGCTTTCCAGCAGCTCGGCATCCTCTGGCGAGATTTGCGAGGCTTTCCACTTCATGCCGCCGTCTAGGATCAGCGTGCTGCCCGCGTTGGCGCTGCCGCTATGCTTCGCCTGGAATTGATCGCGAAGGCCCGTGCGCTGTTCTGGTGTAAAATGCCCGTCAAGTTCGATCACGCCGCTGGGGGACGCCCCCCGGTCCAGGAACGTGCGCGCGAATTGATTGGTCGTGATGACGCCCGCCACGGTGTCAGCCGCGCGGGATAGTCGGGAACGTCCCACCAGGCCGTCGTCGGTGCGATCGCGAAGGTGGATAACCTCGCTTTGCAGGAAGCGGCGCAATCCGCCCCGTGCGTCCGATACGTCAAAGGCCAGCCGTCCGCTCTTGAGATATTGGACCGTCACCATGCCCCACGGCACCCAGGTCAGGCTTTGCAGCTCCCCGTTCGGTGCCCGGTCGATCGTCGCCAGCCCGTTGCCGGTCAGCAGCGCGGATGCGACCAGATGTTCGATAAGGTCAGGCCACGCCATTTGTTCGTTGGCACCTTCACGGGTCAGCCGTCGCACGGGATGCGACATTAGCTCGACACGCGATTCGCCCTGGATGCGGTAGATCAGCGCCGGGACGTAGGCCAATGCGGTCGCGATTGCGGTTGTGCAGGCCAGCACTGCCGACAAGTTTTCGTGCGCGCGTGCAGACAGGGCAGCGGGATAGCCGATGCCGGGTGCAATCGCGGCCCATGACGGGTCGGTCAGGTCGTTATCGGCGCGGCGCTCATACCCCAGCGCACTCGCCATGCGATCGATCAGCCCCATTGTCCGGCCTCCGCTAGAGTCAGGATGCGGCGGCGGCGGGCATTGCCTGCATCGGCCCGCATCGCGCGTAATGCCAGTTCGGTGTCGGGATAGGCAGGCCACGCCTGCACCACGCTGATTTCCTTTAGATCGATCGCGCGAAGGCTCCGCTTGGTGCCGGTCCACGATTCGCCGCCCTTCGGAACCTTGAACCCGAAAGACATGCCGCCAAGGTCGCCGCGATCGGCAAGTGCCAACACGTCGCGCCCCGCTGCCGTCTCTGGCAAGTCGAGCGAAAAGGCCAAGCCCCGACTATCCTCCGACAATCGAAGCGTGCCCGATTTCGTGCGGCCCAGCACCTTGCCCGCGTCATGGTCGAGCAATGCGAGCACGTCGCCGGACAGGGCGGCGCGGAATGCACCGGGTTCGATCGTTTCCACGAACGTCCCTAGCCGTGCCTCCGCGCCGAATGTTGCGGCATAGCCCTCTAGCCGTCGCTGGGGTGCAAGAACCCGCAGCTCGGTGAAGGCCCGCCGCTCAATAGCGGCACCCAGGGGAGCAAGCGCCGCCCCCATGATTAAGCCCCAATCGGGACCGTGCCGGGAACGCCGGTTGCCGATACGAACGAAGCCGGACGGCGAACGCCAAAGTCCACCGTCGCCATCGCGCGGATGAGGATGTTGCCCTTGCTGTAAGCGGTTTCGGCATACGGATTAACCAGGATGTCGAGCTGCGACCAGACGCCCATCACGAAGTCGCGCCAATCACCGTAGATCATGGTGTGTTCGTCTTCCTCGGTCCCCAGGTCGTTCGGTGCCTGGTTCGTGAAGCGGATGGGTTCGTTGTGGAACGTCTCGGCCATCGGGATGGCGCGGCCATCGGCGTCCTGCAAAAGCATTGCGTCCGTCTTTACGCCGTTCGTCGCCAGGAAGCTGCGTGCGGCCTCCACGTTGGACAGGTCGGCCAGGGCGATCATGTTGGCGCTGGTTGTGAACAGGTCCGTAGCATAGGCCAGGGTCGGCACGTCGGGGTCATTCAGGATGCCCCGCGGTTCCGCGCCGGTCCCGGTGCCGTTGATCGCAGCGCGGTCGATTTCGAGCGCGATGTTCCGCGAAAGCATGTTCCGCAAAAGCTGTTCGACCGATGGGGATGCCTGCATCACCATGTTCCGGCTGATTTCGGTGATCGCCCCGACGTGATGCGGGGAGAGCGTGAAGCTGTCGAAAGACGCATCGCCGGTCGGCAGCGCGGTATTCTCGGCAACCCAGCCCACGGCAGGCGAACCCGTTTCGCGAGGGATTTCGACATTGCCGGTCAGGCCGGTCAGAACGGTTGCGCCCATTGCCTGCATCACCGTGCCAGCGGTCAGCGCCGATACGAACAGGTCAGGGCGATAGTCGGTCGGCACCAGCGGCCCGCTGTTCGCGGTCGTCTGCACGCGCTTTTCGAACACCTCCAGCGGGGCATAGAAGCCCTTGGCAGGTCCGCCCGCACGCTTGGCGAGTTCATCCTGGAGTTCGATTTCGCGGCCTGCATCGATGCGCGGGTCAATCTGGTGCGCGATCATGCGGCTGATCGAAAAGTTGCGAAGCTCTTTGTCCAGGTTCGCATCGCCGGTGGTGGTGATCGGCGTGCCGGGATCTGCGCGGTCTGCCGCGTCGATCGCCTTGGCGCGCATCAGCTTGGCATCGTGCGAACGCAATTCGGTTTCGGCACTGTCGAACGCCGTCTGGTCGTCCTTGCCGTGCGCTTCATTCATGCGGGCAACAATCGCCGCCCGCTGCTCAATAAGTTCTGCCGTCTTCACAGGTCATGCTCCCCCAAAAAAGGTCAGCATTACTTACCTATAAAAGCGTGAAAAGTCAACGCTGCGGAGTTCGTGGGGGCTAGCGTCCTTAAGTAATTCACTCCACTATCCAAGCATTAGGTGGAGGATCGAATGCGCCAGTTGAAAATGTCGGACGGTGATCGTGCTTTCCACGAAGGAAACCAAGGTCTCGCCATTGATGCAAATGGAATGGAAATTTTGACCGGTCTCACTCGCGAAGAGTCCGAATGGCTTATCGCCGATAGCGAAACTTGGCTTGTGCAGCGGATGACCGGTCGGCGTGATCGTGCCGATCGCTCGCGTTATTTAGAGTTGGCTGACAAGCATGAGGTTGCCAGACTTAGGGGAATTGGTCTGGTGCAGTCCCCGCCAGCAGGAACAGCTTAAGCCGATAGGAGACGAAGATGACCGACGTGAAAGTAAATAGTGTGCAGCCCAGCGCAGTTTCGAAAGAAATGGTAGCCCTGTATCTGCTAGCGCAAGTTTCTGAAGCTCAAGGAGCCCGGGTGAATGTCCGCGATGGAGTTCCATATATTGAGGGTGGGATGACGAAAAAGCAGATACTTCTGAACTATATTGACTGCTTATATGCAGTCCGCAACGTGGGCGAGTGCCATAATTATATCAAAAACTTGCCCGACTAAACCCAAGCCAGCCCAGCCCCCTTATAGACTTTCGGCCCGGTATCGGCAGCGGCAGCACCGCACGCCATAATCAGCGCCGCAAGCCCGTCGATGCGGTCGATTGATCGCGCCTTGTTCGGCTTGCGTGCGCCTGCCGGGTCGGTGTCCAGGATCAGGTTGCTGGCATTCCAGCGTAGGACCGGGTGCATCCCGTGGCGTAGATTTCCGGCGAGCAATGCCGTCTCGAATGCGTCCACTGCCGGTCCCATGCTGGCAAAGCCTTGCCCCCAGGGCACCAGCGGCAGGTCCACGCCTTCACCGTCCAGGATGACGGTTAGGTCGTTTATGCCCCACCGATCGAACGCCACCGCCTTTAGGTCGTAATCCGCGACGATCTGCGCGAGGCGGCGGGCGATGTAACGCTTGTCGATCGCGTTGCCGGGTGTCGCCTCGATATGCCCAGCCTTCGCCCAGGTGCGGTAGGGGACGTGATCGATTTCCTCTTTGACCGCGATACCGGCCTTTGGGCACCAGAAGAACGGCAGGACCGCGCCGCCGTCGTCGGGGAAATACAGCACCAGCGCAGCTAGATCGCGCACGCTGGCGAGGTCCAGGCCCGCATAGCACGGACGCCCCCTAAGCGCCTTAGCGTCCACCGGGTCGCCGCACGCCTGCCACTCGGCTGGGTTGATCGCTTTCGGCTCGGCATCGACGCGCATGTTGCAATGCAGGTTGAGGAACGCGGGTTCGAACGTCGGCATCCGCTTCGCCCGCTCGGCTTCGTCGGCAAGCTGCTCGGCAGATACGAATATGCCGATCGCCGGGTTCGCCAGTTTCCAGTTGTCGGGATCATAGGGGTCCGCATCCTCTGGCACGGCATAGACCGCGCCGTGGAAGCTGGGGTCGGACACCTCGCCAGACGCAACGCGGCCCGAATAGTCCACCAGTTCCGACATGATATTGACCGGATTCGGGGACTGCGTGCCGATCGCCAGCAACAGCGGCTCTTTGCGCTTGCCCATGCTGGTACGCAGCACGTCAAACAGCTCGCGCTTTTTCCATTGGGCGAGTTCGTCGCAGACGATGAAGCTGCTCGCTAGGCCGTGAACGCTCGCCCCATCACTCGCCAGCGCCCGATAGATCGACCCGGTTTCGGCATCCTCCATCCGCTTGTGGAATCGCTGCACGTTGATGCGCGCGGCCAACCAGGGGACCGCAAAGATCACCGCTTCCATCTCGGCAAAGATCAGCGCCGATTGATCCTTCGTCGCGCCCGCCGAATAGCACTCCCCGCGCGCCTCCGCTTCGGGTCCGGCTAGATGGGCAAGGCATAGCAATGCTGCCAGAACAGTCTTTCCCTGTCCGCGCGCAACGCTCAACAGGCCCGTCCGCACGCGCCGCTTGTCGTCGTCGCCGGTCGCGTAGATCGCGGCAATCCAATCCCGCTGAAACGGCAGCAGCTTCACATTCTCGCCCGCTCCATACCCCTTCGTGATCGGCATGGATTCAATGAACGCGATAACCCGCTCGGCACGGGTCAGGCTGGGGTCGTCCCACGGGTGCGGATCGCCCTGTTCGGCCATCTCCGCAGCCTTCCGCATCCGGCTCGCGCCTGGTCCTCTAGCGCCCATATCGGTTGCCTTTTGAAACTAACTCTATTCTCGGGTTGGCGGCGGTCCCCAAAGCGTCAGCCCTGAGCGATTTTTCGTTCCACGGATGCGCGGGGTCGATGGGGTTGCCGTTGGCATCACATCCCCGTCGAGGTCTCAGGGCACGGTCTGTTCGCACCGCCCCGGCCTCGGTGCCCCGTGCTGTCTTGGCGCTATGGCAGGGCACGCACATACTGGTCAGGCCGTCGTGACCAGGGAAGGCCATGCCTCCATCGTTGATCGCCTGATTGTGATCCACGGTGTTGGCAATGGTGATCCTGCCCACCGCCCTGCACGGCACGCACACGGGGAACATAGTCAGGTGCCGCTTGCGTAGGCGCTGCCAACGCTGGGTCGAATAGGGCCAATCAGCCATCGGTTGCCCCAATGAATGCCCGCACGCCGGTCAGGTCGTCGTCGGTCGCCGGTTCGTCATCATAGGGCGGGTTGGGGATGCTGGTGCCGATATACTCCGCATCGGTGCCGCCCAGCGCCCGATAGGCTTCGCGTGCGTGCAGCATCATCGCATGGCGCAAACTGTGGTCGATAATCTTGACCGATCGCCGGTCCATTTCCGGCCCGTCCAGTTTGGGGGGCCATGCTGCCAACCCGCCTTTTGCAGTTCGTGCCAGCGCGCAGCCGGTGAAGGCAATGCCGCGCGCTTCGCAGTTGAACCAGGCGATAACGGTCGAGCCGCCGTTGTTCGGTTTGGGGGTCGTCACCCGGTTAAGGCCGGTGATCGTAACTTTCTCGGTCATGTCAGCTTCTCCAATGCTGTCGAAAACAGACGCGCGCACGGGCGGCAGTGCGACAATGCTCATGCCGCGTCTCGGCTGGCCGAAATTGGGCCGCTGTTATTTTGGGGGTCTATTCGGGGGTATTTCCCAACCCGAGATTTAGCCCCCTGGTATGGCTTACTTATAAGTGATGACACTGCGTCAGCAGCATGGATGGGCACTTTTGGCGGTTTTCCATTGGCCTCTGCTGAACCTGTGTCAGCAGCATCGGGACGCTCTGCTGAACCTGTGTCAGCAGAATTGACGTTCCTTGCTGACACAGTGTCATCGCCAGAAAATGGAGCGGGTTTCCAATCGCGATATTCGTTCGTGGCGGGGCGGTAGGTTCCGGGTCCGCCCGTGTTCACGAACGTAAGCCGATATTGCCGCGCCATGCGTTGCTTCCACTGCCCTTCGGCGGTGATATCGATCAGGCCGTGCGACATTAATTCTGCCACCGCCTTACCGATACTGCGAAAGTTCGTCGTGCGGAGACGCTCAGCTATTTGGCGTTGGCTAATGCCGATCTCGCCGTTGTTATAGCCGTTCATCTCGCGCACGACTTCGACCAGAACAGCGCGGCCCCATAGGGAGAGATGCCGGTAGGCGAGGCTATCAATCACGCAATGCGGTATCCCCGCCCATGCGCCACCACGATTGTCCGCCCGATGGTCGGCGCGCTGTTTGGCCTTTTTCGCCATTATGCCACCCGATCGCTGTCGCCGACCTGATCGTGCAGTTTCCACCCCAAGGTGCGGGACAGCCGCTCGCCATATTCGAGCGCCGCCGCATAGGTCGGAAACTCGCAATCGTGACCGACGCCCGCCGGGGTCGGCAGCACTACAACTTCGAAGGCCGCGCCAAATGCTTCCTCGCGGACGACAATCCAGGGGTCATTCTGTTCAGGCCGGAATCGCAGCGACAGGCGCTCGCGCGGGAAGGGGATGAGGTTAGCCACGTTGCGCCTCCCGGCGATATGCCATGATCGTGTCCTCGATCGCGCCAAGCTCCTCTTGAATGTCCTTTATCAGGCGGCAGGACGCATCGGAGAGGCTGTCGAGCCGCCCTAGGATCGGCACGTCGTCTTTCGCGACATCGATCTTGTCGGTCAGGTCCCAGGCGGCGTGAGCCACAGCATAGGCGCGGAATGTGGCAAGCTGCGCTTCACCGACCAGCTTTTCAATCGTCGCAAGGGCTGGCGGAATGCCGATATAATCGCTATTCTGATGTTCAACCATGTTGCTCTGTCCTTGAGTATGGGTTGTTCGAGCCGGAGCGAGGTTGCAGCCTTGCTTCGGCTCATTTGCGTTTTGGGCTGCGCCGCCTCTGGCGTTTACCGCCGTCACGCTGCCTCGGAGCGGAATGCCGCTTCCAATTCCGATTTCCGGTAAAACAGCCGCCGACCCTTACGGATGACGGGTAGCTGCCCCGCATCGGTCATTTTGTAGATCGAGCGCGGGCTTACCCCGACGAATGCAGCGGCATCCCGTGCGCCGGAAAGTAGGTCTTCATTTAGAGCCATCTTAACCTCCTAGACGATAACAACACCGTTGTTGTCTGGTTGTACCTAGACGTGTCCGCGCCTCCATGCAATAGGGCAACGTCATCGTTATTGTGTGGACGCTGTGGCTGATCGTTCGATTGAGCAAATTGCCGCGAGTGCGGAGGAATTGACCCTTACCTTTGGGGAGGTCGAAACGATTCTCGGTGCTCGGTTTATGATCGATCCGGACCGGCACACGGCATTCCGGGGCCGTCTCCAGAATCTACAGCGGAAAGGATTTCCAGCCGGGGTCAACACGGGGAAAGGGACGCCCGCAGTATATGGCTTTGCTCAACTAGCCGACATGATGCTGGTCTTTTCGTTCATTGATCTCGGTATGCTTCCCGACCAGGCGGTAGAATTGGCGAACAGCATTCGCGATAAATTCTTGTCAGAAGTTAAAGACTATTTTTGGCTTATTGACGTGCAATCGGACTTAGAGACTGCCCTGTCGATGATGGAGGACGACAAGATTGCAAAGTTCAAAGTCGAGCCTCACGGTAAGATGCTGGTGATTTATCCAAATTCCCTAGGCGTCCTAAAAGAAAGGTCACAGCGCGATCCAGAAGTCTATTTCCTAGCCATTCAAGATATTCGCGACGAGCTTGGCGATCACGCGCCATTTTCGAGCGCGCCGCACCTCGTAATCCCAATTGGCGAGCTGGTAATGCGGATGCTTATGTATATCGCACTAATTAGGAAGTGGGATGGCAAGCGCGTTGCTAGGTCATTCATCCGTTGGGCAACCGAATACGATAGACGAACCAGTGCCGTCGATACGAAAGCGTAGCTGGGTCGGTCCTAAGGGCGACGATCGCACGGCATGGCAGGTAGATTACCGCGACCAGGGCGGCGCGCGCCGGTCAAAGCAGTTCGCCCGCAAAAAGGATGCGGAGGCTTGGCTGGTCGGTGCCGCGTGGCAGGTGCAGCAGGGAACACATACCGCCGACTCTCAATCGATCACGGTCGATCAGGCGTGCAAGCTATGGCTTGAGCGCGGCGCGAGCGAGAACCTGGAGCAGAGCACGCTCCAAGGTTACGAAGCCCGCGTGCGTCTGCATATCCGCCCCCTGATCGGTGCAGAGAAGCTAAGCAGGCTCACCCGCCCCCAGGTCGAAGGCTTCGCCGATAAGCTCGTTGAAACGCGGGGCAAGGCGATGGCGGTCATGGTGATGCGCGCCCTAAGTTCGGCAATCGGTGATGCCCAGCGGCGTGGCCTGGTCGCGCAGAACGTCGCGGCGGGGGTCAGGATCAAGCGACCTGCGCGTGATCGCGAGCGGGTTGAGATACCGACGAAAGACGAATTACGCGCCGTCCTGAAAGCAGCGGATGATCGCGAGCGCCCGATCATTATGACGGCGATATTCACCGGGTTGCGCGGGTCGGAATTACGCGGCCTACGCTGGTCCGACATTGATCTGCAATCCGGTCGCGTGACGGTATCGCAGCGGGCGGATGCCTGGAATGAAATAGGCTCGCCCAAGTCTGCCGCGGCGCGTCGGTCCATACCGCTCCCCCCGGCCCTGGTCGCGGAATTGAAACGGTGGAAGCTAGCGTGCCCGAACGGCAAGCTCGACCTCGCTTTCCCCAACGGCGTCGGCAAGGTCGAAACGCATTCGAATTTGCTCCAGCGCGTGATCGGCCCGCTCCAGGTCCGTGCCGGTGTCACCGAACCCGATAAGGATGGGGAACCGACGTGGCGCTATGGCCTACACTCGTTTCGCCATGCTGCCGCGTCGATGTGGATCGAACGGTCGATCGACGCCAAGCGGGTGCAGACGTGGATCGGCCATTCATCGATCCAGCTCACGTTCGACACGTATGGGCACCTGTTCGAAGCTGCCGCATCCGACGCCGCCGTGGCGTCCGCGATCGAAGCGGAATTGATGGCGTAG